GTTGGCGGCGCGGGATGAGGTTGGAGCTATACCCCCTAGGGGGATAGCGATGGGCCATCCTTAGAGGAGGGCCATCAGCGCCTTGCGGCGCGGGCGACGGCGGTCTTGGCGGTGTGGTGGGAGCCGCAGAGGCACTGGCCATTCATGGGGTCGAAGGGCGCGCCGCCATCGCGGCGTTCGATGATGTGGTCGGCGAACATGCGGGCGCCGGGTTCGCGCTTCCAGCAGCGTTTGCCGTTGTCGATCGCTTCACAGCGGCGACCGCCGCGGGCGATCACCGCCTCGCGCCACTCGGCATATTCAGCCGTCGAGAAGATGTCGTCGGCGACCTTGGGTGGCGTGGCGACGCGGCGGCTATTGAACGTGCCGAGGCTGGACCGGAAGGTCGAGAGTTTCGCCATCGGTGAACCACAGCTTCGCACTTGAGACCCGGCGTCTTGCCCGGTATCTCGGGGATCGGCCTGCCCGCTGGGCACGTATTCCGAGAGCGCATTCGCTCGCAGCCGGTCGTCCCGCCGCATCAGCGGCATTGACCGCAGAGAAGCGGACGATTCGCCCAACGCCGCAAGACGCCATGTAAGATCGTTCAGCTCGCCGCCTTCAACTGGCTGACCGGCAGCACGACGCCGCGCCCGTGCGGGCCTTCCATGATCACATGCACCCGCTCGCCCTTGGGCGTGGCGACAACCTTGGCGAAGAAGCCGATCCAGGTCCCGGATGTCACCTTCGCGCGGTCACCCTTCTTCGGTCGGTAGATGGGTTTGGCGCAGCGCGTCTCGTCGAACGCGCCCTCAAGATCGCCGAGTTGGAGATCCAGGATCATCCGGAACGGCATCGGCAGTGGCCGCGTGACGCCATCGTCGCAAGCATAGCCGAGGAAGCCGTGCACCTCGTCCACGTCAAGCACCTGGCGCTGGTCGCCCAGGTCGATCAGCACGAACAGATAACCGCAGATCAGCGGCCTCACCACCTTGCACCGGCCGAGCGTTCCGCGACGATTGCCCCACCGCACGTCGATTGGCATGAACACCGAAACCCCAGCCTGCTGGAGCTTGTTCGCGGCGATGAACTGCCGCTGCGGATTGCAGCGAACCGCGAACCAGCCGCTCGCCGCCGCCTGTCGCCGCCTGATCGCCGTCACTGCCGCCCCCGTCATCGTCCGTCCCCCAGGTTTGCTGGCGATAGTGTTGATTCAGGATCGCGCACGGTGATCGCCAGCTTCGGCCACACCGGATTGTTGTTCAGCGTACGCAACTTCGCCGCCGCGAAGGTCGACCACGCCGTGATCGTCCGACTGGCCTGGTCCCAGGCCGATCGGTCGAGGTAGGACCGGGCGAACTCCTCGCCCTGCATGGTCACGACGGTTTTGCGGATGGTTTCGTCGGCAAAGGTCGCCAGCTCAGGCAGCCCCCAACGTTCAGCGCGCGTCGCGCCGAGCCAGTTTTCCCACCGATCTTCGGCCAGCCAGCGTTCCATCGGCCGGCAGTGTCGGCGCTTCACCTCGCCGCTTTCGGTCAGGTAGCGCCGACAAGCCTTGGCCAGCGCCGGTTCGCCGCCTTCACACCGCAAAGCCGCCTTCTGCCAGGCCGGCCACGCCAACGGTTTCGCCACCCGATCCGGATCGGTCTTGCCCCACAGATCGGCGATCTCATTGAAAGCCGCGCGTTCGCCCCCGGGCGCATCTGCACGCACGCCCGGTGAGGGTTCTATGAGGGTTATTGGGGGTTCATCTATATAACCACCCGCCAAATTGGCGGGTGGTGAGGCTGTTTTTGGCGGGTGGTGAGCGCCATTTTTGGCGGGTGGAGAGTCGGTTTCACCACCCGCCATATTGGCGGGTGGACAGGCCGTTTCGCCATCATCCTCCGCCATCTCCACCACGGCCGCGCCGCCCTGCCGCGAAGCCTTCAACGCGGCCCGATCCTCCTCATGCCGATGCAGCCGATATCGCCGATCCTTCATGCGACCACGCCCGTCCCGCTCGGCGGTGCGGGTGATCCAGCCCTCGGCGACCAACCACGACAGATGCCGCTCCAACGTCCGCATCGGCAGCGAAGTGAATTCGCAGAGCCGCTCGTTCGACGGAAAACAGGTCCAGTCCTCGCCTGCGTGATCGGTCGCGTGGTCCGCCAGGGCGACCAGCACGAACTTGGCCCCGCTGGAGTCCAGCGGCTGCCCGAACGCCCAAGTCAGCGCCGCGTTGCTCATGCCGCCTCACCCTTGGTCCCAGGACCTTGGGCGAGGTAGCGCTCCACCAGCCGTTCGATCGCGCTCATATCCGAGGTCCGCGCCGGCGTCGCCAGCGCGCCGTCAACGACGCCGTGGGCCTGGCTGGCCTTCAGGCCGAGCACCTCGACCATTTCCGGATCGGAGCCGTCGTCGGCGATCAGATAGACCAGGGTCACCGGTTCGGGCCAGCATCCTTGCCCCTCGCGATTGATGCGCCCGACGTTCTGTTTGTGCACCGCCGGCGACCAGTCCAGCTCGCCGATCACCGCGACCTTGCAGACCTGCTGCAGGCCGTCCAACCCCTCGCCCGACCGCAGCGAGATGATCATCACCCGCGCCCGGCCCGACACGAATTCGGCCTTGGCGGCGTGCTTCTGCAGCGGCGTTTCCGACCCCGTGTAGAGCGCGGGGTTCAGGTCGGCTAACGACGCCATCCAGATGTCGTAGACGTCGCGATGCCAGCCAAACAACACCACCTGTTCGCCCGCCTCGGCGAACACCCGCACATAGGCCGCGACCGACCTGGCCTTCGCCACGCCCGTCTCGTGCCGCAGCAACATGTCCAGCTTGCGCACCGCCTCGCCGCGCTCATGGAAGGTCCCGCTCTTGGCGGTCACCGCCAGCTGGTGGGCGAGCGCCTGGACGCTCTCCAGCTGGCGCACATCGTGGTCGATCACCTGGACGATGGTGTTCGGTTCGGGCGCCGAGCCGCGCTTGCGCACCATGGCGTGCTGCTCGACCATGTAGGAATTCAGCGCCGGCGGGTCGCGGATGACGAAGCCGCCTCCGCACCACTCCCGGACGAAATCATCCCATTCGCCCAGCACCTCCGGCCGGATGAACCTCATCAGCCGCCACAGCTCGTCGCCATAGTTGAAGATCGGCGTCCCGCTCAGCGCCAGCTTCATGCGGCAGCAATCGATCAGCGCCCGCGCCGCCGAGCCTTTGGCGGTCGCCTCGCCGTTGCGCAGTGCATGCGCCTCGTCGAACACCGCCAGACCGGTCCCAAGCACGCCCAGGTAATCGATCCAGCCCGCGAGGTTGGAATAGCTGAAGATCCGCACGTCCACCGGCGGCAGCGGGTGCGGCTTGGTCGTCGCCACCACATGGGTCGATAGGGTGGTGAACTCAGCCAGCTTCTGCGCCCATTGCAGGCGAAGATGGGTTGGACAGACCACGGTCGCCGGCAGCGCCCCTGGCAGCATCATGCAGGCCCCGCCGGTGTAGGTCTTACCCTCACCGACGTCGTCGGCCACCAGCAGGCCGCCGAACATGGCCAGCAGCTCGGCGGAGCGCGCCTGATGCATCCGCACCTGCTGTCCAGGCTTCAACAGCTCAAACAGCGGCGGCGTGTAATCCGCCGCCATGATGCGGCCGACCTCGGCCTGGGTGTGTTCGAACTGGCGCTTACCGTCCGCCAACGCCAGGGCGGCGTCGTCGCTCATCCGCAGCGGATAGCGGCTGATGAACCACGCCAGGTCCGCCGCGGCCTGGGCGTCGCGACCCAGGCGGAACGGCCCGCGCGACGCCTTCGGCAGTTGCGGAAACACCGCCTTGATCCTGATGGCGACGTGCGGCTCCAACTCGCCGACCATCCATGCGCCGCGATCCAGAGCGAGCGATCCATAGGTGCGGGGCCCCCCGCCTGGAAGACTCGTCATAGCCACGACCTCCCCAGTTCGACCACGAACAGCCGCTTGCCGGCGATCTCGCGCGGCATGTCCATCGCGCGCCCCGTGGCCAGGATGATCGAGCCGACCACACCATGTTCGGCATAGCGGCAGAGCTGACGCAGCGTCGCACTGGCCGTCGCCCCGTTGTGCTTGACCTCGACCACGACGCCGCCTTCGATCAGGAAGTCGGGCCGGTCCCGAGCACTCAACCGCGCCTCGCGGGTCACCTGCGCCGGCAGGAACACCGCCAGCAGAGCCCGCTCGATGTCCTCTTGCGCTTCAGCCTCGGTGGACAGCCGGAACCGTCCGCTGTTCAGCGCCGCCAGCGCGCGCAGCGCTACGTCGGGGTTTTCGAGCGCGGTCACAGCGGACGCCTCGTCAGCCAGTGGTCGACGATCACCTGTCTGGCGATCCGCCGCGCCGCATAGCGCCGCTGGCGCCAGGCGTTCAGCGCATGGGGCCCGCGCAACCACGCCAGCACGCCGCCGAGGGCGCGGCGACGGTCGCGCGCCGCCTCGGCCCGTTCCATGCGGTCCAGTTCGATGTCCAGCAACCGCGCACGGCGTGCGCGCTGCGCTGCGGCGGTATGATGCGGATAGCGACGCTCGAAGTCGGCGAGGCGGAGACCCAAGGCTTGGCGCGGACAGATCATGCGGCCAGAACCAGCTCCGGCGCGCGGAAATTGACCGGTTCCAGATTGCGCAGCGGCATGATCACCACATGCTCATCCGGCGCCGACTCGGACCCTTCCAGCGCGAACGGCGAGTGACCGCCATCCGGCAGCCACAGGGTCACCGTCTTGCCGCGCACGGCGTTCAGGGCATGCAGCAGGTAGCGCAGATTGACCGGAACCTCGGCCGCGATGCCGGGCGCTTCGCCGATGTCGGCCGCGACGGCGTCGTCCAGCATCTTGGCCAGCACCTGGGCGCGACCGGCGTCAAACGACAGCATACCGTGAGCCCCCCCCCGCGCCGCCAGCGCCGAAACCAGGCCGACCGCGCGCAACAGCGCATGGCGCGACAGTTGAACCTGGGTCAGCGCGCTGCGATCCGGCAAAATCCGCCGCCACGGCGGAAACGTGCCGTCTATGGTCTTGGACGAAACCACCATGTCCTCGGCGGTCATCCGCATCTTGCAGCCGGCGTTCAGGCTGAAATCCACCGCCACGTCGCCGCGCCCGGCCATGTCGAGCCAAAGGCCCAGCGTCCGGGTCGGCACGATCGGACGATGGTCGCCCAGTTGGGCGCTCAGCGCCGCGAGCGTTTCACCGCCCGGCATGGCGGCCAGCCGATGGCCGTCGGTCGCCACGAAGGCGCCGCCGTCGATGCAGACGCCGTTGAGATAATAGCGCGTCTCCTCGCGCGAGATGAACGGCTGCACGCGCCGCAGGGCGTCGCCGGCCTGGGCGTCGAGCGCCGCATGGGCCAGATCGCCGTCGACCACCATCTCCGGCATGTCGGATGCCGCCAGACCGCGAAACCGCGCCTTGCCGCCGTTCCAGGTCAGCACGACGCCCTCGCCGTCGATCACCAGTTCGATCGCGTCACTGCGCGGCAGCAGACGCGCGATGGCCAGCAACCGCCGCGGATCGATGGCGATCTCGCCCTCGCCGCCAACCGGCTCGACCGTCGCCGTCACGTCCAGCTGAACATCGAGATCAGTCCCGGTCAGGACCACATGGCCGGCCGTCTCGCGGCGCAGCCGGATGCAACCCAGGATCGGGATGCTGTTGCGATGCTCCACGACCGGCAACACGCGCATCAGCGCTACCGCCAGCGTTCTGGCGCTCGTCCTAAACATCGCTTTCATCTCCATGATCAAAGGGTGCGGTCACCGCTTCAGCCCCGTCGGTCCGATCTTGCGTCCGCTCCCGACGCGTGATTTTCCCTGGCTGGCTGGCTGGCTGGCTGGCTGGCGCGAACAGCGGCCCAGAAAAGAGGGGCGAGCCCTCGCCGGCGGCGCCGCCCGGGTCCTTGGCGATCTTGCCGCGCAGCATCTCCTGGGTGGTCAGCGCGCCGGCGCCGCGCGCCCAGGCCACGCGCCGTCGGATGGAGTCGGCGTGCTTAGCTTCACGCTCGATGATGATCGCGTCGCAGCCCTCGACCATCGCGGCGAGCGCCGTCGTGCCGCTTCCGCCGAACGGGTCCAGCACCACGCCGCCCTTGGGCGTGATCAGCCGCACCAGCCAGGCCATCAAATCGACCGGCTTGACCGTCGGATGGTCCGACCCCAGCCGGTCCTCGACGTCCGCCTTGGCCGAGTAAAAGAACCGCGCGGCGGAGCCGCTGTCGCCATGATGATGCGTCGCGACCCGGTCGCGCAACCCATAGATATCACCAGAAGTGGGGCTGGACGGTTCGCTTCCGCGAACCGGCGCGAACGCGCCGGCTTCGGCGGGAAAGGTTTCGACAACTTCAGCCGAGCCGTCGTGCAGCACGTTGGCCGGCCAGCGACCGACTTGGCTTGGCGGATTAACTTTGCCCGAGAGGCCCCAGCCCTCAGCGGGCGTCTGAGTACCCCACGCCGCGGGATTTCCTTCGACCCGGCACCCGTCGATGTTCAATCCGCCCGTCCCATGCGCCAGCACGGTCCGCGCCACGCCGCCGATCAGCGGCTTTCGCGCCAGGCAGATCGGTTCCAGCGCCGGCTTTAGCGCCGTCCCCCAGCCGTCGAAGACCCGCGCCTCCGGCGTCGCCGCCGCGTCGTTGCCGGGCTGGTATTCGCGGTCGCTGGTCTTTTCCCAGCCCCCCTTGGCCTGTTCAACGCCCGGGATAATCCGCTTGACCGCCGACCCGCGAGCGAGCTTCTCGCCTTCCTCGCCGAGGTAGGCGTCGATGGCCTTGGCGACATTGTGCGACTTCGGAAAGCCGGACCCATAGATCCACGCCAGCATGCCGCCGAACTGGCTTTCGTCGATGCACCGCGCGAACAGCCGGAACTGTTCCGGACTCAGCGAGTCGACAAACGCCCGGATCAGCGGGTCGCTGGCGACCAGCTCCAGCAGCATGTCGCGGATTTCAAACCCGGCGTCCTCGATGGCGCAGGCCAGCCGGTGATAGGTGCGCGTGCCGCCGAACGCGACCACGTGACCGCCCGGCTTCAGCACCCGATAGACCTCGCGCCAGAACTCCACCGCGAACGCCGTCTCGCCCGTGTCCCAGCGCTGTCCCATGAAACCGGCGCTGGCGCGGCTGTAGGGTCCGGAGTCCCCACAGGCCGCCGCGTCATCCGCGCCGAACCGCTTGCCGATCGACACGAGCGCGTAGGGCGGATCGGTCACCACGGCGTCGATCGACGCGTCGGCGAGCACCTTCAGCACCTCGCGGCTGTCGCCCTGGTAGACGTCGACCCGGCTCACGCCCGCACGTCCCAGAACCGCGGGCCGGAGCGATAGGGGACCCAGCTGCGCGGCCCTGTGCGGCCAAAGAAAACGATGCGCTGCGTCACGCGGCTTCGAACCACCTCCGCCCCGGCGGCGGTCAGCCGACCGCGCCAATCCACCCACCCGCGCAACCGGCAGGACAGGCGAGCCACCTCTCGCGGCGCGGTATCGCGGGGCGATCCAAGCTCAGGCCGCGCCAGCGCCTCGACGAGCACGCGCATCTGATCGATTGTCGGCGTCATGCCGTCCCCTTCGCGGGCTGCAGCACGGCGCGGAACGCCGCCTCATCGAACGGCGTCAGCGGCAGCCGCGCCTCGGTCCCGTCGAACGAGCATCGCGGCTCAGCCAGGTTCACCCCGCGCAGCAAGCCGGCGAACTGGAAAGGCTGCCCGCATGCCTCACAGCGAATGCGCAACTCGGCCATGTAGCCGGTCACCGGACCGCCCTCCCCAGCGGTCATCCGCGTGACATCGACGTTGGCGGCGAACTTCGCGTGGTCGCAGCTCATGCGCCCCCCCCCCACGTCATTGGGCGCGAGCATGGCGTGCCAGGCGCGCAGCTGCGCCATCTTGGCTGCGGCGCGGGCCTTGATCCGCTCGCGATCCAGACCATAGGCCTCGGTCACCGCATAGATGGGCGCGGGCAGTCGCCGAAGTCGCCCCTCCAGCCAATCCCGGTTGACGCGACCCGTGGTCGGCTCGCGGCCGTCCAGCCCCTGGATGATGGCGCGAGCGACCGCCTGACTGGCCATGCTCAGCCGACGGGTCAGGCCGATCAACAACCCGTCATGGGCCGTCGGCCGTCCCCAGTCCTCGATCTGACTGGAGACCTTCAGCCCAAAATGCCGCTCCACCAGGACGACGTTGGCGACCACGTCGGCCAGCTCGTCCTCGAGCCAGACCGTGTATGTCTTGCCGCCGGCCGCGCGCGCGTCGGCGCGGTTGGTCAGGAACTCCATCGCCGCTTCGGCGCACTCAGCCAGCTCCTCCGACAGCTTGCCGAGATGTTTCAAGTCGATCGGCCGGGTGATCGGGACCCAGGGGTTCGGCGCGGCGAAGACGATAGGGTCAGAACCGCCGGTCATCAGTTCACCCCGCCGCGAGGCGCGAAGGCGTCCAGCGCCTGGTCGATCGCCTGATGAAGAGCTTTCCCAAAAAGCGAATAGGCGGCTGCCCGATCACCGTCGGTCGGCATGGCCGCGATCAGACCGCCAACAGCCATCGCCGCGCCCTTCAGGTGAGCGACGTCGAAGCCTCCGTTGCGCTCCAGCAGAGCGCCGAACACCGATTGCACGGCGCCCAGCGTCAAGTTGTAGGCGACCACTTCCTCAGACTCACCCTTAAGCCGGGGCTCATGAAACGCAGCGATGCGCCGCAGGTAGCGCGCCGCTATTTCGGACGTGGCCCGTTGCTCGGCCTCTCCCGCGATTTCCATTATTCGGCCTCCCCAGCCGCTCGCCACAGCGTGTCGCGCATCACACCGCCGGACGGCGCGTCGTTGGTCACCTGGCCCTGGTGCTTGAGCAGGCTCAGCGACTGGCTGACCGTCAGCTCCTTGGCGTCCAGGCAGGTGGCGAGCGTCTGTGCCGTCGCCGCGCTGCGGTTTTCCAGAAAGGCCATGATGCGCTCACCCAAGCCGCCGACTGTCGTCGGCGGGGGGGGCGACGGGGACGCCATGCGGCCGAGTGAATGCGCGACGGGAGGGCGCTCCGGCGGCGCGGCGATCGGCAAATGGGGCGCCTCCGACGGAGCCGGGCGAGGCTTGACGGGAATCTGACGCGCCGCCGCGATGACCTTTGGTGCGACGCTCAGGTCCGGGCCTGGCTTGGCCGGGGCCTTGGACGCCCGATGGTCCAGCCGCTTGCCGGTCAGCCACGGTCGTGGCGCCGGCAGCGGCAGGCCGTGCGTCGAGGCCAGTCGCGTCACCGCGTTATAGACGCCGCTGGCGTTTGAGCTGTAGCCGAGCGCCTCGCCGACTTGTCGATAGCTCAGGCCTAGATCGACAGTGCAGACGTAGGCGGTCAGCGCACGGGCGGTGTTGAGCGTCTTGGCCCAGCGGTTGCGTTGACCCTCGCCATACAGCGCGGCCTTATCCACGGCCATGACCCGCGCCACGGCTGCGGCGACCCGGCTGACCTGGTGGTTGATTTGAATGTCGCCCCCCCCCATCGGATCAGTCCCGCTCGCCGGTGCGGCTTCGCCAGCCCTGCGCCTCGGTGTTTCGTAGGTCGGTCAGCAACCGGTCCAGCGCCTCGGCGCAGGCCACGAGCGCCGGCGCGCACGCCGTGCGCGTTTCGGCATTGATGTCGCGGCTGCAGAACACCCGCGCCAACGCCAAGAAGGCCCTGGCCATCTCCCGCGCCGACCACGCCTCAATCGGGAAGTTGTCCGGCTGCAGATGCCGGATGTCGGCGGTGACCGCCGCCAGCATCTCACTGGCGGCGACCATGGTCGCGCCGGCCATCGTGACGGTGGCCGACCGACCGCGGGCCACCGCCGCAACCCAGTCGGCGCGGATTTGGCGCGGTGATCGCAGCGGGCCGCCTCGGGCGTTGTGCGCGCGGCGCGTCATGGCCGCGCCTCCTCCGACAGGCCGGGACGCATCTCGCGGTTTTCCCCCGAAAGGGCCGCATGCCAGTTGGCCAGCGCCGCGGCGGTGGAGATGCAATGGTGCTTGGCCTTGGCCGCGTTGCCGACGATCGCCGCCGCCAGCGCCTTCCCGGCCAGATAGCCGATCAGCCAGAACCAATCCTCCGGCGTCTTCCCGGCGTCATGAGCCGAGCCCCAACGTTCGCGCTGGTGCGCCGCCTCCACCACCACGCCGTCGGCGAAGTGGATAACCTCAGGCGTGTTCAGCCGCGCGCGCAGCCGTTCGACTTCGCCGACCAGCGGGTCGGCGAACCCGAGCACCACATAGCCCGCGCGCAGGCCGATGAAGTCGCGCAGGATGTAGCCGATACGCCGCACCTCGACCTCGCCGCCAGGGTGCTCCTCCAGCACCAGCTCGTCGCCGACCCGAAAGCCGCGATCGTCCTCGCGGACGTCGAAACCCTTGTCGCCCGCGCGGATGGCTTGGAAGAAGACCGGCCAGGTTTTCAGGTGATGGCTCGTCACGGCCAGACGCCTCCGTATTTGCGGAACAGAGCGACCCACGCCGGCGCGGGCCGGGCGACCACGACCGCCAGGTCAGGGAAGGCGACCCACTCGACCTCCAGCACCGCGGCATTCAGGTCCAGCGACCCCAGCGCGGTTTCGAACGCCGGTGAGCGGTCGGCCAGGTCCGCCGCCTTTTCCAGGAAGGCCTGCAAAGCGGCGAAATCGCCGCGCAGCTTGGTGTCGCGGAGGGTCATGACGGTGGCTCCTCATCGCGGGAGGCGAAGTTCACGCCTCCCGCGACTCGCTCTCCAACCGCGGCTGTCAGACGCACAACGGAGAGATCGGGATGAAAGAAGATGACCTTGAGCGCGTGGAGGACGAGCTTCCCGTAACGACGGAGGAACGGCTGCTGGGATTGGAGCTGCTCGTCACCGCGCTGGCTCGGACCGATGCGGGACGCTTGGCCCGGGCGCGACTTGTGGAGGGCGGCGGCGGCGCCGGAGCCATGACGCTGAGGTCCGCCACCGAGGCCGATATGGCCAGGGTGCTCGACCGCATCATCCGGCTGCTGGAGCCTTAGCCAACGCCCCAGTTGGATGGTCGCGCCGACATTGCCGGCCCGCGACTGCGCACATAGGCGTTCGAAGACCGCCGCGCGCGCCCGGACGCCGCTCATGACGCCCTCCCGGCCCGCAATACGGCGGGATCGGCGTGACGGAGCGTGCCGGGTTCACCGGCGTCCAGGTTACCGGCTCTCAGACCAGGCGTTGGCGGTGGCGGTGTCATTGCGGCAAAGAGCGTTCGCTGCTCTTCAGCCCCGTAACGACGAGACTCGATCTTACTGAGGTCCGTCCGCCGGATGGCGAAGAAGCCGCAGATTTCATCGACGGTGAAGCGGCGTGCGTGGCTCATGCCACACTCCCGCGCATCGCGCTAAGGCGGCCAGCCATCACAGCCGCCGGTTGGCTTTCGGGCTCCGCGCGCGCGGAGCGATTATAGGGCCGCGAGCCGGTCATTTTGCCGCACCCACAAACAAGGCGCGCAAATTGCCCGGTTTCGGCACGGGCCGCGCCATCAGCGTCCGCGCGATCCCCATCTTGGGTATCGATCCCGCTTGCCAACGGACGGCGCCGGGCAACCGGTAGGCGCAAGTAAGCTTTGCGATAGGGGGAATGCCGATGATTGCCGCCGACGATTGCGCGCCCGTGGGCCGCGCCAGAACACCCGCCGAAACCGAAGCGCTGACGGCGCTGTTCCTCGATGCCGCGAAGAGGTTGGGGTTGCCGATCGGGAGGCGACCAGCGGCAAACGATGCAGCGCCCAAGCTCGTGGCGATGCTTGAGGAAATTCGTGACGACCTCGCTTGGGCGCTCGAATACGCCGACGAGTTGGCCGCGTTCATTGCACCGGCTCCGCGATCAGATCCCGCGCTGTAAGCGGAAGCCCGTTTTTCTCAGCGTGATCCAGGATGCGCGCCTGAAACTCAGCAGGCACCAAGCCGCCCGTGCCGCCCTTGGACTTGCGCCGGTCCCATTTGCGAATCGCGGCCTCGCCGCGACCGCACAGTTGCGCCAATGTCAGAGAACCCAGGACGCGCCTGGCTTTTCTGGAAGGCGAAAGCGCTTCGTCAGCGTTGCCATTGTGGACGATTTGTCGCATACAACGATCCGTTGCTAACTTATTGTCTCGCTTGGCTGGACTGATTTGGGCTCATTCGTCAATATCACTGCGACAACGCGTCCACCGATATTGCTGTCCATGGACACACTCATGGACTGGCGAGCCGTCGCAGCGCGGTTGGACACAATGGGGCGCGGGGCACGCACGCGGCTTGCGGCGGCGCTCGACATGGATCGAAGCCAGTTGGCGCGGCTCCTTCGAACGCGCGCCTTTCCTAAACTTGATCAGGCCGCGATCATCGAACAATTCCTGTCTGGCGCGCCGGCCAATGACACTGGCCTTGGACCGCGCCGGATCGAACCGCAGTCGGTCCCGCTCTATGGTCTGGCGGCTGGCTCGGACCCTGACCGCATCAATATGGGCGAGGCCTTGGACTGGCTCGCTCTGCCGCGAGGCATGCGCCTGCACGGCGAGTTTTTCTTCATCCAGCAGGTCGGTGGCTCAATGGAGCCGCGCATCTGGTCAGGTGAGCGGAAGCTTGTGCAGCGCGGCGTCGCGCCAGGACGGCTGCAGGACGCGCTGATCGAATTCCGGGACGGGTCAGCGACGATCAAGACCTATAGCCACGAGAAAGACGGCGTGACCTTTTGCCGCCAGTACAATCCGGACAAGGAAGTCCGCTATGAGGGAACGACCGTAAAGGCGCTGCACGCTGTGCTGGGGCTTTAGCGCGTCACGAAGGCCCCCCAACATGCACCTAGCGCCTTCCACTTAAAGGCCACCGGCGCATGCGCTAGGGCCGATCGGCATCCGTCACATATACCGTGTTTTCGCCTGCAACGGCATTGATCTCTTTCACCAGTCCGCCGCCCTGCATGTCCATATCGGGGTGGGGCTTGATGCCGAGCAGCAACATGGTGAGCGGCCCAGGATCGTCGGGTCCACTATAGGACGTTTGCCATGTCACGACCGCCTCTATAGCCCACGGCCCCGCCGGGACGCCGGCGAAGACGAAATTGCCTTGGGCATCGCAGGTTACTTGGCGAAGGTAGTCAGCGAAGTGGGGATCGGCGTTGTCGGCGGCGGTGAAACCCTGCCGGTCCGCAGCCAAAAATTCCCGCCCGTAGGCATTAAGCGGCACAAGTATCACCGTCGTGCCGGCGCAGGTTTTTACGTCCCCACCTCGGGTTTTCATGAAGGCCTGCCCCCGGATCGTCGCAGGTCCAGGCCCCGACCACGGCTGGAAATCGGCCGGTAAGAACGGCGTCTGGATATGAAAGGTCGCGGCGTCGGCCCGCGGGAATGCGAAACACGCCACCACGGCGCCGACAGCTAACGGAACGAATATCGACCTCATCGACCGCACTCCCCCAATTCCTTGCTAGCCAACGGTTAACCCGCCGTCGTGCCACGTCAAGACGGCCGCGCGATCGGCGACGCGCTCTCGAGTCCACAACATCGTCGCGGCAATATGCGACAATTCGTGTTGACAAGCGCGACGAATAGTCCATTTCATCCCCTACCCGCTTCGACGTGATGCGGGTCACGACGCCTTCCGCCGGGCTTGGCGCGAGGCGCAAGGGAGATGCGCCGGATGCCAACCGCCAACCGCCCCTACCTGATCTGGGACGCCGATCGCGGCGTCTACATCATCCCGTTCCGCTCAACCCCGGCCGAGGGCGCCCCACCGCAGACGCTCGCGTGGCACTCCAAGTCGCGGACGCTGCTCTCGATGCGCGGATGGGTCCTTGTCGGCTTCGCCGCCTGCTGGATCGTCGCCGCCATTTTCCTGATGGGCGCGCTGTCATGACCGACCGCGCGCCCGTCACGTCGCCGATCCGCGACATCGCCTTTGCGCTGATCCAGCGCAGTCTGGGCGAGCGCCCGGCCCTCGACAGGCTGGTGCTCGACCATCGCGTGATGCCGATGGTCGACGCCGTGATCGACATCGAGGAGCGCTTTGGCATCGACCTGGAGGCGGACGAAATCTTCCGCCGCGGGCTGACCCTCGCCGGGCTGCTGGATTTGGTCGAGGCCCGCGCGGCGCGCGGGGACCGCGCGCAATGTCAGGACTCCCGCGAGCCCCGCCCCACCGCGCAGCTGTTCACCCTCGCAGACTTCCGACGCCTCGGCCCCGCAACTGTGAGGCGCTCAACCCTTCATCCAGAGAAAGCCAGATCATGATCAAGGAATCCATCAACCTCCTCGGGCGCCGCGCGATCGACAGGGTCACCAAGTTTAAGGGAACCGTCACCTCCGTATGTTTCGATCTGTTCGGCTGCGTCCAGATCGCGTTGACGCCGCCCGCAAACACCAAGGGCGAGCTTCCCGATGGCCGATGGTTCGACGTCAACCGGCTGACAGTCTTTGCGCGCGACATTGAGGCAATGCCTGTTCCCGACTTCGACGCCAAGGCGCGGGAGCCGGCTGACTATGGACATGGCGCCGCCGAAAAGCCGGCGATGGCGCGCTGATGACCGATCAGCTCTCCCCCCTCGCCGTCCAGAACGCGCCGCTGCTGCGGGCCATCGCCTCGGGCACCTACGGCTCCCGCGCCGAACTGGCTGGCGCGGCGGACATCGTCGTCAACAATCTCAACCGCAAGCTGGAAAGCCTGCTGGCCGAGGGGTTGATCGTCTCCTGCGGCGACGCGACCTATGAGGTCGAACTGACCGATCTGGCGCGGCGCGCGCTGGCGGCCGTCGACGTGTTCGATGGCGCTCCAGCGACGGTCAACCAGCTCGCCGAACAGACGCTGATCCCGCTGGAGCTGCTCGACTTCAGTCCGTTCAATCCCCGCCGCGACGCGAGCCAATCCGACCTGCCGGCGCTAGCCGCGTCCATCGCCGACAAGGGCGTGATGCAGCCGATCATGGTGCGGCCGATCCGCGCTCTCGGCCGCGAGGTTCGGTTCGAGATCATCATGGGTGAGCGGAGGGTGCGCGCCTCGCGTCTGGCGGTCGAACAGGGCTTGGTGAAACCGACCTTCGCCATACCCGCCCAGGTCCGCGACATGACCGACGACGAGGCTTTCGAAGCCGCCGGCGTCGAGAACTTGCATCGCGAGGATTTCCACTGGCTGGACGAGGCGGAATGGTATCTCGGCCTCGCCGAACGCGGGCGATCTGCGGCGCAGATCATCCGCCTGATCGGCGAAGGCGGCCGCAAGAAGCGCACCATCCAGCAGTTCATCCAGGTCGCCCGCGAACTGGACGAAGACGCCAAGCGCCGAGCACGGCTGCCCGAGGGCGATCTGCGGCGCCTGTCGCTGGAGCAGGCCCGGTTCATGGTCGGCAACCGCCGCGAACGCCCGGCGCTGGAGCTATCGCCGAAGATGGCGCTGGCGATGGTCGAGCTGATCTTCTCCCGGCGCGAAGGCGAGTTGAAGGTCGGCGACGGCGTCATCGTCACCCCGTTGCACAAGCGTCCCCAAGGCGGCGCGCTGACCATTCTGGCGGACCGAAGCCTGACCCGCTTCACCGTGGCGCCCGGCGGCGTCATCGAGGCGCGCACGGCCTACACCGTCGACCTCGACAAGTGGCTGACCCAGATCGGCTTCATCACCGATCCCGCCAAGGCGCTCCACCAGGTCCGCGCCGCCGCCGTCGGCGAGCTGGCCGCGGCCCGCGTATCCGACGGGCAGTACCTGACGCCCGAACTTAACCCGCCGGAACGTGTCGAACCGTCCGCGAGCCTCATGGGTGACGATGACGAACAGGTCGCGGAGGACGACGACGGCTTCCTGGATGATGATGACGCCTATGAAGCCGCCATGGGCGACTTCCGCGCCAGAATCGACGATCTGGACGCCACCCCCTCAACCACTTATCCCGACGGCGGCGCGGCGCCCATAGTCGCGGTCGCACCTCTGATCCAAGTCGCGCCGGCCCACGCCCTGGTGATCAGCGAGCTGGCGCACGCGCTCCAGCGCCAGACCGAAACCGTCACCCCAGAGTCAGCTGGCGCCGCGCCGAGCGTGGCGATCCGCAACAGCTACTACAAGGACCCCATCGCCCAGGCGATGATCCACGACCGCCTGCTGATGTTCCTGACCCAGGGACCAAGCACCTATGCGGCCCTGACGCCCCGCGCCTATGCGTGGCTCGATCAGATCGGCGTCGATACTGACGAGGCCGGGCGCTTCGACATCAGCGACGACTCGCTGCGGTTCCAGCAGCTGCAACTGGGGCTGCCTGCCGGCCGCCATACCTACATGACCGAATGGCTACGCCCGGCTGAGCCGGAGGCCGCGCACGCCGTGCGCGACACGGAAGAACCGCTCAGCCCGGCGCAGGGCTCGCCCCACGGACCTGGCGGTTTCGTCGGCGACGCCTTCAGCCAGCAGCTGCGCGAGTCCGCCGACTCGGCGAGCGCCCAGACCCCGGTCGCGCCGACCTCGGTCCCGGCCGGAGTCCTGCAACGCCTGCTCGCCGCCGCGCGCGAAGCCAAGCGGCTGGTCGAACTGGGCACGACGACGCGGCTCAAGACCGAAAGCGCCGAGCCCGGGCTGGCCATGCTCGCCGGCGCGATGGGTGACGCCGAGCGCGCGCTCGCGCCCAAGGCGGCGTCATGAGCGACCTGCGCCTCGCGGAATTGCAACGCCTCGGCTCATGCGCGGTCTGCGGCAAGCAGCAGCTGGCGAGCGCCTTGCCATTGTTCTACGTCGTGGAAATCTCCCGAGCGGGCTTTGACGCCGGGGCCGTTCGGCGCGCCGCCGGCCTGGAGATGCAGATCGGCGCGCTCGCCTCGGTGATGGGTCCCGACGAAACGCTGGCCAAGGTCATCGACGGCCCGCACCGCGTGTTCGTCCACGAAACCTGCGCCGGCGATGTCGGGCATCTGCTCTGCCTCATCCCCGCTGAAACGTCAGACGAAGCGGTCGAGCCGTGACCGCCCGCAAGCTCCTCGTCGCCGACCTCCTCTGCGGCGCCGGCGGTTCCTCCACCGGCTGCGAGCGCGCCTTGGCGGACCTCGGCCGCGAGATGGAGCTGGTTTGCGTCAACCACTGGCCCACAGCCATCGAGACGCACCGCCGCATGCATCCCCGCGCGCGACACTACGTGCAGGACATCGCGACCGTGCGCCCGCACCTGCTGGTGCCGGAGGGCTATCTCGACCTGCTGATGGCCTCGCCCACCTGCACCCACCATTCGGTGGCGCGCGGCGGCAAGCCGACCTCCGACCAGCAGCGCAGCGACCCCTGGCACATCATCACCTGGCTGACCGAGCTGCGGGTCAAGCGGATCATCATCGAGAATGTCTGGGAATTCGTAAAATGGGGTCCGGTCGATCCCAAGACGATGAAGCCGATCAAGGAGCGCGAGGGCGAATACTTCCGCGCCTGGATCGACACCCTTTGTCGCCTGCGATTCGAGCCGGAATGGCGCAAGCTAAACGCCGCCGACTATGGCGATGCCACCACCCGCCAGCGCTTCATCCTCATGGCCCGCAGCGACGGGCGGCGGGTGGTCTATCCGGCGACGACCCACATGAAACACCCGCCGAAAGGGGTCGCGCTCGCGCCGACACTGACGTCCTGGCGCCCCGCGCGGGAGATCATCGACTTTTCGATCCGGGGGCGGTCGATCTTCAACCGCAAGAAAGACCTCGCACCCAAGACCATGGCCCGGATCTACGCCGGCGCGGTCAAGTTCGGTTGGCCCGCGCCCTATCTGGTGATCCTGCGCAACCACATGGCCGCGCGGGGGCTGGATCTGCCGGTCCCGACCATCGCCGCGAACGGGCTGCATATCGGGCTCGCCGAACCGGTGATCGTCAACCTCAAGGGCCGATCGACCGTTTCGGACGTCAACGAGCCGCTGCCGACGCAGACCGCCCATGCGGGCCACCTGTTCGCGGCCGAGGCGCTCATCCTGTCGACCCATAGCGGCGCGCCCCGGTCGGCGACCGATCCGCTTCCGGCGCTTACCACAGGCGGGGCCGGAGACGCCAACCACCCTGGCTGCGCGCGGCCGATGTTGGTCCAGCCCTTCATCGCCACAGTTGCGCACGGGACGGAGGATGGCGACACAGAGGGCCGGCGCTCTCACAGCCTCGACGATCCCCTCGGTGTCCAGCACGCTGGCGGCGGAACGTTCGCGCTCATTGAGCCCTTCATCCTGTCGCAGGCGTCGGGCGGCTCCCCGCGCGCGATTTCCGAGCCAAGCCCCTCGACGCCGACCCATGGCGCTGCCGCGCTGATCGCGGCCTACTATTCGACGGGCGGCGCCGCGAACGTGCGAACCGACGCCGAGCCGCTAAGCCCGATCACCACCAGAGACCGCCTGAGCCTGATCGTGCCGGTGACGCACACCCAACGCGGCAACCAGGCGCGCGACACCGCCGATCCGCTGCCGACGATGACCACGGCCAAGGGCGGCGAGTTCGCCATGGTCCTGCCGGTCACCCATCACGACAGCAGCGACCGGGTGCGCGACGACGGTGAGCCTCTTCCGACCGTGACCGGCGCCAACCGCGGCGAACTGGCCTTCATCACCGCCCAGCATGGTGAACGCGCCGGCCAGCCGCCGCGCGTGCACAGTGTTGGGGCGCCGACGCCGACGGTCGCGGCGACAGGCCATGTCGATCTCGTTGAAGGCATCGTTGTCGACGGTGTCCGCTACGACATCCTGTTCCGCATGCTGGAGCCGCACGAGCTGGCGGCGGCGATGGGCTTCACCTCCGAAGATCAGGCCTACGAATTCGCCGGCACCAAGACCGACCAGATCAAGCAGATCGGCAACGCCGTAGCCGTCTCGATGATGAAGGCCTGCGTCGGCGCGATCATGGCCGACGCCGCGCCACGCAAGCGGCCAGCGTCGCCCGAAGCCCTCAGCGAGGAAGCCGCGTGATGCGCCAGGAATTCCTTCGCGAGGCCGGCGCGGCCATCGAACGCGCCCACAACTGGCTGCGCCATGCCGAGCTGGCGCGCGAGATCGGTCGCCCGTGGGCCGACTGCCTCGACTTCGCCCGCCTCTGCCTCACCGAGGCGACCGAGTACGTCGCCCACGCCCAACGGATCGACGCCCGCGCGCCCATCCATTCCATCCAGCAGCGCCTCTAACCAAAAGGGAAAACCATGTCCAGTTCAACCACCATCAGCCTCGCCGACGTCACCCCGGAAATCGCCGCCGATAGCATCATGGCCTTCGCCCGCGAGGGCCGTTTGGTCCAAGGCCGATGGCACGGCCGGGGCGGCGGCGACGACGGAGCGGGCCGCGAGATCGCTTGCCTGCTCGGCTCGATCCATCCCGATATTAACGGGACCGGCGACTGCCCCGCATCGCTGATGCCGCGCTGGATGGCGCACCTGACCGTGCGCCTGTTCGACGGCGTTCCAGCGGCCACCGTGCGTCACTACGGCGAGGCCTACGCCACACGCATGCATCGCTGGGGCGCTCTCGATGGCGCCGGCTGGGAGCGCATCCGCAAGGCCTTCATCAGCGAGGTCATGTCCGGCGCGATGAAGCGCGCCGAGGAATTGGCGAAGGGCCACACGTCGCCACTGCTGACCGAGATCCGCACGGTCACCGACGAACTGCTGGCGATGCTCATGGGCGGTGTCGCGACTTGGTCAGAATACCGCGCCCTTCGAGATCGCGCCGCCAAACTGCGCTCAAAGGCCTGGACGGAATACCACGCCGCGCGCTCTCGCGCGGAGGTGGCGGCGGCGGCGGCGGTGGCGGCGGTGGCGGTGGTGGCGGCGGTGGAGGTGGCGGCGGGGGAGGTGGTGGCGGCGGCGGAGGTGGCGGCGGTGGCGGCGGAGGTGGCGGAGGTGGCGGCGGTGGCGGAGGTGGCGGCGGTGGTG